TCCAAAGTGTGCCAGAGTGTGATAAGGGGGGGGGATGGTAATATAGAACATCCCCCCCGTCTTGATAAGACCAATAATGCTTTGTATAAATATGATTTCACTTTAAATAACTACACTCAATTGGAAGTGTGCCAGGTTAAAGCAACTATCACGAAAATTTGCAAAAAAGGTGGATTTGGGTTCGAGATTAGTGAATCTGGAACCCCTCACTTGCAAGGTTACATGTCTCTTCTTAAAAAAGAGCGTATGACTGGACTAGTCAAATTACTTGGGTTCTCAAGGTGCTCCTTTCGACCAGTAAGAAATGAACCTGCGTTGATAGCATATATACAAAAAGATCACAACTACTGGACTCACGGTTTTCCATTACCAATTAAAATCATCACCGATTTATATGGATGGCAAAAAGATGCTGAAGCACTCCTAACGGCAACTGGAATAGATGACCGGATTGTCCATTGGTGGTGGGAAGATAAAGGGAATATCGGAAAATCAGCATTCGCTAAATATATGGTTGTTAAACATAATGCCCTGTATTGTTGTAGTGGAAAGTATGCAGATCTAATAAACCTGGTATTTAATTGTGACATGGACAAGTGTAAGTGTATCATTTTTGATATACCAAGAAACCAGGGCAACAATGTTTCGTATAGTGCAATAGAGAGTATTAAGAATGGATTAATTTGTAATACTAAGTTTGAAACAGGGACTAAGGTGTTTAACAGTCCTCACGTTTTAATTCTCTGTAACTCCGAACCGGATACAGAATCTTTGTCAAAAGACAGATGGCGAATCAAACACTTAGGAAGATTTTATGTAACCTATCCAGAAGAAGAATTGGAAATATGGGAACGGGACGATCTTTCAGAATAACTTTCTCTAAAGTTATGCAATTGTACCTTGTTCTAAAATGAACGAATATTTAAGACACGAATAACTCGTGTCTTAAACACACAGCGTCAATAACATAGAGGTCAAACACGAATAACTCGTGTTTTCCATAAATGTCGGAACGTAGAAAAGGGTGCTTTGGCGTTTCACGCCTTCAATCCTCAACCTAGACTCCCTACGGTCATCTGGTCTCGTCATTAACGTCGTGAAACGCTGACGCAGGGGTAACTTCGCTGCAAAGTCATAGAGACTTTGTTTGCGAGCGAAGCGAGCAAACCCATTAAGCATCTTCATAATTAAAGATACTATCAAAAGACATTGAAACAGCAGTAGTTAGAACATCAGGGGAACTTCCGTCCATGTGGACGTAACCTATAAGAACGACAGGTGCGTAATTTGTAGGGTAAATATTAGAAGAAACCGAAGAATCATATCTCAATAACTTATTTCTAAGTTTGAAAGTATGCTTGAAAAACTTTATAGAATTTCCTAGAGTGGATTGACCATTAACAGGATTATAAGCGGAATTTAAATATACGACTTTGTCATAATATTTAGTAATAGCATCGACATTTATGGGTGCCCATAAATCACTTAATATACCCGTAAAAGCAGTAGTTGTACCACCTTTCTTTAACAAGTAAGTCAACCAACTAGGGTTTGCAATAACAACGCCAGTGTCTGATAAACTCTTGGGTTGTACCACCATCATACGAACTGCGACTCTACAATTTGATAAAACTGAAGTTGGTGAAATCAATTGTAATGCACCTTTGAAGGAAATAGACTGACCTCTAAGTTGGTCCCCAATTCGAGCATTATCTCCAGTACCTTGAGAAATGGCAGGAAGAACAGCAACTATATCACCAGTGGAATTAATGCCACTGTTGTAATAAACGTTCGATTGGTTCGTAAATGCTTGTTTCGTCTCCACATCTTTGTGAATAATTTGTTGAACCTTCTTGACGAAGGATTTAGAGGGACGAGACGCACGACGTGCGCCACGTCTTCGGGGTTTGGTTGTTCGGACCATGTTTATATTATGCCTAAAGATTATTATTTGGAAGAACCGATAATTGATTGTCTAGTTTAGGAAAAGTATAAACTTACTATATAAAATGTTCCAAAGTGTGCCAGAGTGTGATAAGGGGGGGGGATGGTAATATAGAACATCCCC